AGAGCAAACTGCACCACCACCCACGGTCGTTGTTCAAAACAATTCCAATCCTATCGTGAACCAATCGGAAAATTACTTCACATCTACACTTGAACCAGAGCCAGCAGTGTTTGATTATTTAAACACACAACCTATGGCTCCGGGTGCAGGAGTTTTATTACCGGGAACCGGAAACTAACAAAAAACCCCCGCCGAAGCGGGGGTCTTTGCACACATCACACACCCGTGATGTTTAGTCCTCTTCGGACAACCTTTGGAAGTAAGACAAAGCATCTTCTTCCGAATCAGGCTCGACGCTCTTTTGCGGAGTTTCACGGGTGGTGTCAGTTGTCACCACATCATCGACAGAAGTGTTGTCTGCCGTATTGGTAGGTTGCGAACCGCCGAGGACGGTTTCCAGACGAGTCTTCAACTCATCATAGGATTTGTAGTTTGTCGGATCGACAAACTCGCTGAGAGGATATTGGGTAGCCCAAACTTCCTTCAACTTTTCTTCATCTCCATCATAAAGAGCAGAGACAGAATCAAACTCCGACTTGTCGTAGTTAGGATAACCAGCGACCTTGCGTTGACGCAATCGGAAGTTTGCACCTTGCCAGAAGTCGAATGGGATGATTGGTTCTTCATCCGCAAACTCTGGCTTCATGGCATCGACCAACTTCTGATGAATCTTCATTCCATAACGGAACAAGAAAACTTTACCCTCATTTTCAGGTGCAGCAGGATCAGAAATCACAAGGATGTTGGAGACAAAGTTCTTCTTACGCTTTGTCTTTTGTGAAACCATATCCTTGTTGGCTTGGATGCCGCTGTTCCAAAGACGAGAGTTGTATTCGGAAACAGGGTCTTTCTCACCAAAGGTGGTGCGGGAGTTCTCGATGAACCAACCGCCCGGACCTTGGAAAGCGTGAGAATAGTAAAGCACAGCAGCGTCTTCTTCATTTTCACATTCAGGCAAGAAACGACTGACTGCCGATGCTGTGCCGGACTCATCCACTGTTGGTCGCCAGAAGCGTTCGTCCTTGTAGGACTTCTTTTCTGAGGTTTCTTGAATCTTCTTTGAAAGATCATCAAGATTGGAACGGGACTTACGCTTAAAATCTGAAAAATCGCTCATGTGTTTGAGCCTTTCCCCGAGGATCTACCTCGGCCTAGTAAATTAACAGGGAACTCCCCTGTGCTTAAATCGGTAGTTGTACTTCTTGTTTGGGCAGGATATTGAGGTCTTGACCTTCTACTTTGAGCTTTTCAATGATGGGCTTAGATAGCGACTTCGCTACAATACCCGGTTCAATCTCATGCTTCTCACACAATTCTATCACGGCTTCGAGGTAAGTTCCACCCCTATCTCGAACAATATTCTCGACTTTTTTGGAAAAGCCTTGTTTTTCTTCGTCGCTTAGAATCAATGTGTTTCTCCTGTTGAATACATAGTATACCTTATATATGCTGTCTGTCAAACCCTTATATATAAATTAGTTCATAGGAGACTAACTAAAAATGCCAGATACCGGATCAAATATCATCGTACAAACAGTGGGTAATACCGCTAACCTTGCCACAGACTTTGGAACCAGCGGAGTAGGTCTCGCAGACGCACACGTCCCCCTTCAAAAAATGGCTTTCGGTAATTCAGGAGCAGCCATTCGTGTCTCCGCATCGGACCCATTACCAATCACAGTATCTGGTAGTGATGTTGCTATCACGATTAGCGGAAATGTAGGTAACTGTGGTGAATTTGGTATAGGTAACTTCAACAATCAATACCTCAAGGTGGCTGGTTCCACCGCAGGTGCAGGAATCACTGTACAGGGAACCGTAGCTATCACTTCTGGGTCCGAAGATCTCAGGGTAACTGGGGGTATCATTGCAGGACTAAACTCCACACGAGACGCTGTAGGAGTCACTGGAACTGTCTCACTCATTGATATTGATGGTACGACAGGTGCCGCAGTTAAATTATACTCCGGTCTCACCGCTATTGGTGTTTCTGGTGATGCCCTAAAGGTTTCAATCGTTGATGCTGGCATAACCGTTAATGCTACAGTTTCAGCAACCACAGGAATTACAAATGCCACTGCTACGAGTGCGATCCGAATCGAGGGTCAAACTGGTGGGCGAGATGTTCCCGTTTCAATCTCAAGCATTACACAGCCAACTGGTTTTACTGCTGGTCGTCATGCAGTTACCAGCACTGGAACTACAATGCCCACTGCTGCTCTGGGTAGTGGTGTTAAACTAAAAGCTATTTCCTCAAATACAGCCACAATACATATTGGTCACAGACTTAGCGTCGGAACAACAAATGGATATCCTTTACTTGCAGGTGAATCTTGCTTCCTTGAAGTAGGAAATCTAAACACCATCTTTGTTGTTGGTGGAGCGACTGGACAATCAATATCATACCTTGGTTCATAATTTAAATGCCTGAATATGCTCCACAAAGAAGATCTTCATACAATTCTGGATTTTACATCCAAGATCTAGGCACAGCCGACTTCTATGGGTTGGAATTCATTGATACATTTGAAGATAAAATCATACCAAATCAAAATCTAGTTACCAGACCATCAATTTTAATTGAAGGCTCTTCTATACTACTTGATTATAGTGATAGTGGAAATCCTATTGATAGAAATTTTATTGATACATTATTTACTTCTATGAATTCTGATGGAGGAACCTTTTCAAGTGGGTTCACCATAAGCGGTGCGATTTATAATGACCCAATCAGAGACTACGAGGCAGATTTATCTGCCTCCTGTACCCTAAGTAACTATAGTAACCACAAAATTTTAGGTACATTTTCCACCATTGGAAATACAATAGAAACAAATTTCTATCAATCAGAATTTTTTGAAACTGTACCACAAATAACATCAGCAGTTGGTCTAACGAGTGGGGTAACATTAAATGGATTAATAAATTATCCAACAAGCAAAGATACTAGTTTTATAGACAACAATTTTCAAGTTGGTGACTATGTAGATTTTAGTACAGCCTCGAATAATGCACGGTTTACCATAGATGGTATAACTCTTGATGGATTGAATAGAGAGGTATTAACATTCACTGACCATGTTTTAGTCACACCAGAAGATCTAAAAGGTACAAAAGTAACTGTTGGTCATGTAAGAAAAACTAGCAATTCTTCCAGTGGTCCATCGGCCATAGAACAAAAAACTACAATAATACATCGAGTTGGTACAAAAGTAGTCGAAGGTAAATCCACACTTACCATTGATTCTGAAATAGAAAAACCATTAGTCCTCAATAGGGGAATTATGTATTTGTTTGTGGTTGATAATACATCGACAATAAATCTACAATTTTTGGATGCCACACAGAACACAGCATATTCAGATAGTGGTCTTTATAATGTAACCGATGGTACGATGAATAAGCAATATATTTTCTTTATACCAAACAACCTCACACCCAATCAGTTGTACTATAATTCTACAAGTTCTGCCGTTAATGGTATTGGTGGTATACAGGTTACAGGTTCCTATGAATACCAATATAATGCGAAATTCTCATTCCCAACTGCATCAAACACATTTACAACAAGCACTAGTAATTTTTATTAGTCTTAACTTCCACCTACGTTGATGAGGGTGAAACCAGAACCTGATCCGGGGAACGTGGGATTTACGTCGCTTCCATAAACGTTTCTATAATCTATACTGCCTACCAATATTCCCAGAGAGGCACCCTCTGGACAATCACTCGGTATTTTCATTGCAAATGTTCCACCAGAGAAATTTATATCGGTCCCATCACCATATACAGTCCCATTGATCTGTATGTCGGCAACAGTTAGACCACCGAGACCAAACAAACCAGCAATCTTATTTCTACCTATGTCTGGTATTGCAGTATAACCAGCAGCGGTTCCGATCATGGTTGCTCCGGCGGTCGGTCCATAGGTATCAAACGAGAACGATGTGAAGGTTGGTCCACGACCTGCTGTGATTGCTCTTCCCACTTCATACCAGTCACCTTGTGTGGTGCCTAGTACATTTTGAATTCTTGGTCTGACATATACTGTTTGTCCAGCGATCTCACTGGGGAACACAATTCCGTGCGCTATACCTTTGAATCCTGTAAAATTTGAGCCTCCAAATAGGCTAAGAAGAACACCAGAGCTGTCAGTTTGTGTCTGACTAGCTTCAATTGTTTCACTAAATTCACTGTCTAAGGTAGTTCCATATGAAACATCTAATTGAGAGCTATTTGTTACTCCGAATATACCATATAAACTCGTATCTAGAGGATGTTGGTCTGTAGTAAAACCAAGATAGTAACTCCCATAGTTAGAATCTATCTCTACTCCATCAATGCCTGGACTACAATATAAACTATTACTAAGATTTAAATTACTCTCTACAGGATCAGAAAGATTTGTGAAGTTTGGTGGAATATTTCCGGTTGCTGCGATCTGAATTTCTTTGGTAAATGGTTTGGTTTTAGTTCCATCAGCCCGAGTCCCAATCACAGTGACCTTTACTTTTTTGTTATTATCAAAGCTATTGGGCGTAAAAGACTGCTCTGTCCCCACGAGCGGTATGTTAAACTCTGTATAATCATAGAACCCACCATTAGACGTGCTCAAATCACTCTCTTCGAGAAGAGTTAATGGTTCCTCTCCCTCCTCAGCAAGGAATTCATTTATGTTTCCGATTTTTATAGCGTTATATAAATCAAATCCGGACGCAAACTTTGTATTAAAAATAGTACCTTCTGTTTTATGATTATAAAAGCTAACACTTCCACTATCACATGCCCATTTTATAAGAGGAACATTAAGAGGTGTATTATTTCTATCCCTGCGAATAGAGCCCAAATCATCGGTAAATCTCATAATACCGTTGGAATTGAAAACTACTTTGGAACTACGTGTTGTTGCACTCGGAATATCCTCCTTCGCAATAAATCTTCTGGCTATTGTAACATCTTTATCTTCTGATATTCTTTCTGTTAATCTAAATACTACAATATCTGGATTGATCGCCTCCGCGCTCGGGAATGTTCCACTCGTAACTCCAATGAAGGTAGTACCATCTTTGTTTATATAAGCCGCACCAGCATTTCCAGATCCAGCAATTCCTGCTTGCTCAACTTCTACGTTAAATGTATTTCCATTTTTCTCCATGAATTGGTATATACTTCCACCACCGGGCCCGACTCCGTAACCCATGTCGGTATTCCAATTCTGTGTTCCATGTCTTGTTGATACGACATGCCGACGAGAAATTAATAGTGTGCTCTTATATCCTGAATTCCATGAAATATATGATGAATAATTTCCGGTCCCCCCTCGGTCTTCAACAGCATCTTTTCTTGCACTTGAACCGGTCCAGGCATGTTCATTATATCTTCGCGGCTTCAAAGCAAGCGCACTCAAATCCGGACTTATATTAGATAGAGCTGAATTTGGGTTTACCCCAGTAATGAAAGCCTTTGATCGATCGCCTGCTGAACCAGTTGTTGGAATAGCGGCATCAAAATCACCATAAAGATAATAGTCATGAAATGGTCCAGAATAACCACCATCAAACGATCCCGGAAAAACATAACTCATTAAGCCTCACTCCATTCATAACTATAGGATATAGCAGAGCCACCTTTGGTCGAGGGAACCGCTGTTATTGTAGTCCCGACCTCTGGTGAGTCACCATCAAAAGAGAATGCAATATCAGAGATTGCAAAAGTGATCGCATCAGAGGGATCATTATAGTCTTCCTCTTCACGCATCATGGCCACCAGCGCAGTATATGACATATACTGAGAAACCGTCAACTCTTCTAATGTATCTGCGTTAATATAACGTTGTTTTTTAACATCAAAGAACCATCGAGTACCATTCTTCAATGTGATAATATTCGAAGGCTTCTCGATGGCTGATCTTGATGATTCTTTTTCTTTGTATGATAATTGCTGTTCAAGAAGTTCTTGCTTCTTTGTCTCTTCCTGAACATAGAATTGCTTAGACTTTTCTATTGCATTTTGAGTTTTTGGTGTACGCTTGAGATATTTGGGTTTCTCTGTGAAGAACCCAATTCTATTCGCAAAGTTTTTTGATGATGATACTCGTCTCATGTCACGAGTATTTATAATAGCTCCGGGGGGACTCGAACCCCCATGAGGTATACCCTCGACGGATTTTAAGTCCGTTGCGTCTGCCAATTCCGCCACAGAGCCGTTGATTAATCAGAGAGGAATTCACCAGTATGATCAACACTGTCTTGGATGAAGTTAGTCAAAGCCTCCGGAATCGACCAACCAGTAGTTCCGTTTTCGTACTTCACTTCAACCATTTGCTTACCTTCACGGTCAACTTTGGTTGTAATCACTTGACCTTTTTTCTTAGTGGGAAGGTGAACCACTTCTTGTAGAAGAGTAAATGTTTTCATCAGTATACCAGCCTTTCGAATCCAGTGGGGGTTGAATAATAAATTTTGTCGAATATGAGCTTGCACCATGGAGTACATAGAGAACAAGGGCGAGATAGACGAGCATCAGCAAACCGGTTGAACCGAAAATTAACCAGTTCAAGATTCTGTCTCTCCTTGCATCGTAGGAGTGCGTCCAATTCTGAGTGTACTTCGTCATAACGATATCCAATCTTTTTTGCCTGTGGATGTGATTTTAATTGATTTGTACCTATAGATATAACTTTATTACGCACGAGTATCAGTGATACGTGTCGTTTAGCTCTATCATTGTTCAGTGCATACGGTAACGCTATCTTTGCAAGTTTTTTGAATTTGCGTTCATTCATGATAACACGCTCGGAAAGACTCGAACTTTCGACCTGTTGATTAGAAGTCAACTGCTCTATCCAACTGAGCTACGAGCGCAGAAAGTTAACGAAGTCTCTTTCCATTACCTTTGCGAGAAGTTCTAGCTGGTGCATTACCCTTTGTCTTCTTGAAAGGACGAGGGCTTCCAACCTTGATCATGTTGTTGACGTGCTTAGATTGTGCTGAGTTTTTAGCCATTTTTTTATCAACCAAAAAAGATGTAAAGTCCAATAATAACAATAACTGGTGCAAGGAAATAAAGAGCAAGCATGAAGACGGCAACTTCTAGTCCAGTTCCGATATCACTCTTCATAGATTCCCACGAGTTCTTTTCAGACATAAATGTCTCCTTTCGAACCCTTAGTATACCATGATTGTGTCTTATGTCAAGTTGACAGTGTTAGATTTGGTGCAGAAACATTCTTGTCAGGAACAACGAGACCGCTACCAAACTGTTCATTATATTGATTCATAAGTTCCAGTTGAGGATTGATTGAGAACATAATGAACTTATTGTCAAGCTCAAGTTCCTTGTAATCAGCATATGGCATCCATGGCATCATACCAAGTTGACCACCGCCCATTGGCATGAGGATCGCTGGGTTCTTGATTTTGGTTGTTTCGCCATCAGTCTCTGTCTTGCAGATGACTTCTTCACCACTACTTAGTCTTACGATTCGAGTTTCCATTTTTCTTCACTTTCACTTTCTTTTTGCCGAAGCATTTTTCATAGTTTTCTTGATACTGTTTGAAATTGGTGATTCTACTTTTATCACCCTTTCCCGCAGAATGTTTTCCACTCATTATTTATCTCCAAAATTGATACCACTTTCTGGGAATGTCTTCTTGGTTTCGCTGTGCGCGGTAGATACCACGCTTCACGTCACTCTGGGTAAGTAGTATATCACGTTCTTCATCGCCATACAAGACTGTAGTGTGATAATAGTGTTTGGCTTCTCGTCTGTTCTTACGCTGCTTGTTGAAAATTAAACCCATTTAAATTATCCTCCCTTTGGTGGGGGTGGAGCAGGAATCGCGCCACCGGGACGCTGGAATCCAGTATCCGCACCAGTATTACCGTCTGCGAAGGACGCAAGCACGTAGTGTCCAGTAGAGAACTGTATGTCTGCTGCTGGGTGCGAGATCAGGATACCTTCAGCATTCGATGTGAGTCCGGTAAAGTCATCACCAATCTTGAATCCCTGATAGGATGGGTTGGTTTCACTTCGGGCTTTAAGAACGGCAAGTTCTGACATCTCACCTTTGACAACAGTAATTGGTCTGTCACCGATGTTAGCTCCGACAGATACTGTGCCAGCACCAATGTCTAGATCAGAAACAGTCAACCCTGCGTTGAGAACCAGAAGGTTATTTTCTTTTGATCCTGCGATGTTTTCTGCATCATTGTATGACTTAAGATTGATCGTAGAATATGTCATTCTATCAGAATCGTTAAGAGGTTTGGAGATAAACACCTTACCCTGAGACACTTCACCATTTCGGTGGGGGAACTCTGGTTTCATATTCAATGTTGTTGCCGCACCCTCGATAATGACGTTACCATGTCGGAAAGCATCAATTTCAACTGTGGGAATTGTGTTTGTTGGTCGAATATATGTCACTGGACGCGTTGCACTGACATCACGATCAGTAACAAATCCGAGCGAAGTGCTTTCTTCTCCGTCATCGTCTACGCTTTCAACGGTTGTGACTTCTGTTCTTTCTTGTAATCCACCACCCGAGATAACAACTGAGTTTACCACTTCTGTATCGAGTAGTGATGCCGAAGTCTGTGGTGTACCGAGGTAATCAATGTGATCACGATCAAAAATTGCCTGATTAATTGAACCACCCTTGTAATTAAACTGACATGCACTAAGAACAAACGACTGTTTGTTAATGGTGGTATCATTTAGGTTGATATTCGAATCACCACGTACAGTTAGTGATTCTGTTTTCAGGACGAGTTTTGGCTGCTCAGTCGGGTTATCTGTACCATTCGCAAAGGCTGCACTATTTCCTGCTGAAATACCAGAGCCCCCAAGACCGACAATACCTGATCCTGTTATCTTGGTATTACCTACAGTTCCGGGAATATCCTGCGTAATTCCGAATTGTGTTGCACCAGCTACGAAAGCAGGAA